GCTGTTGATTCAACAAGAACTAATCCTTCTAATTGTTATATAGATTGTACAACAACAGATACTAATTTAACAGCAGGTGAAGGGGTTATTATATCAAGAGATAATGATGCTGATGGTGGTGTTTTAATTAGTGCAGAGTTATAGGATAAATTATGTTTAGTATTATTCAATTTGAAAACGCAAAATATGTTAAATCAAAAACAACAAATGAAATAGCAGCTATTAATGCAACAGTAGCTGGACAAAAATGGTCTATACCATTAGATGAAAATAATACAATGTACGCTGAAATCAAACGACAAGTAGATGCTGGTGAACTAACCATAGAGGATGCAGACTAATGGCAATATCAAAGATAGGAAGTAACGCAACAGGATTTGCAAGTGGACTAGATATATCAGATGGGGATGTAACATTAGCTAGTGGTCATGGTATTAGTTTTGCCGCTACGTCTGATGGTGCTGGTACTGATTCAAGTGAATTATTAGATGACTATGAAGAAGGCACTTGGACACCTGTTATAGTTACTGGTGGAACAAGTATAAGTTACGAAAGTAATGGCAATCAAGGACACTATGCGAAAATAGGGGGTGTAGTTCATGCTTATTTCTATTTTTATGCGAATATAACTGGTAATGCCGCTCATGTTGCTATATCTGGTTTGCCTTATACTTCAGCAAATACAGCAACTTATAACAGAGGTATAGGTGGTGTTTGTAATTATCAAAGTTTTAGTACCGAATATGTTCAGGTTTATCTTTCTGCTACCACAGATGATATTGCTTTATATAAAAATGGTTCTACTATTTGGACTTTAACGAATAGTACAGCGTATAGCCAAAAGTTTTTAATTGGTGGTGTAACATACATGGTGTAACATACAATATTTAAGGAATACTTTAGTGGATTGCTAAAGTTGGAAACGGAGAAAAAATATGGCAAATGGTGATATAACTAAAAGAACAGAGTACGATAGAATTGAGGTAGTTAAAACTTTTATAATTCAAGTTCGTCAAGCAACTATTATTGAAGAGGAGCAGTCGGATGGAAGTAAAAAAGAATTAAGCAGGACTTTTCATCGTCATGTTCTAAGACCTTTTCGTTCAGTTAAAGACGATGATAACAGTTGGACACATACAGCGACTGACATAAGTGGAGAAAATGCATCTGTACAAGCAATCGCTAATGCAGCGTGGACAGATAGTGTTAAAGCTGACTACAAGACATGGGCAGAAAGTCAATCATAAAACATGGAAGTCAACCCAATACTCTTCTGGAATGGGTTGCTAACCCTCGTCATAGCACCTGCTATATGGGTGTTTAGAAGTGTATTGATGGAAATGAAACGATTGGATATTCTTCTCAATAAAACACGAGAAGAGTATGCCAAGCGAGAAGAAGTTAAGGAAGATATGCACACAGTAATGGATGCACTGCAAAGACTTGAAGACAAATTAGATAAGATATTGATAGGAAAGTAATATGGCTGAAGAAGTAGATCCTATAAAAAAATCATCAGAGTATATTAAAGGTACAGATACAACTTTACCTACAATAAAAGATGAAGATATTAAAACAGTTGACGCTGATAAAACAAAAAATATAATGACGCTATCAGATCAAGATGTTAAAAAAACTTTAAAAACTGGAGACGAGTTTAAAGATGTAGTCGTAAAAAAAGGTACAAAAGAAACTGACGTATCAAAACCTGACGACCCTGATGATGACGTAGGACAGGTTGAAACAACTACAGATGTAACGCAACCCACTGATATGACAAAAGCAGTAGGTGAAGTATCTAAAGAAATTGGAGAAATTAAAGGTGAATTATCTGAAGGTGCTATTGCTATACCTGCTACACAGGTTTTAGATGAAAAAGCTACAGTAAAATACCAGATGGCTAACCTCATGTCGGACATTGAAGAGGGAAAGCCATTACCTGCATGGGCATCTCCAGCAGTTAGAAAAGTACAAGCTATAATGCAAAGCAGAGGTATGGGTGCATCAAGTATGGCATCTTCAGCAATGATTCAAGCTGTAATGGAATCAGGTATGCCAATCGCTGCAGCTGATGCTCAATCTTATGCCAGAATACAGCTTCAAAACTTAACCAATGAACAAGCTACTGCGTTGCAAAACGCAACTACAGTTGCAGGTATGGATACAGCTAATCTCAATGCTAGAATGACTGCTGCTGTTAATAACGCTAGAAACTTTCTAGCTATGGATACTGCTAATCTAACTAATGCTCAACAAACCAAATCTATAAATTATCAATCTAAAGTTCAAGCAGCCCTTACAGATGCTGGAGCAGATAATGCCAGAAAACAATTTAATGCTAAAAATGAATTACAAATGGAAGAGTTTTTTGCTGAATTAGGATCACAAATTGATTCAGCTAACGCTAACCGAAATGCAGCAATGGAACAATTTAATGTATCTGAAGAAAACGCTATGAAAACATACAACCAATCTATGCTGGATTCAAGAGAACGATTTAATGCAACTGCAAAATTTGCTATAGATCAATCTAACGTTACTTGGAGAAGAGATGTTAATACAGCTAATACTGCAACCCAAAACGAAACAAATCGGATAAATGTTCAAAATGAATATAATGCATCCCAAAATGCAATGAATAATCTGTGGCAAATGTATAGAGATAACGCAACTTTTAACTTTAACAAAATAGAATCTGGACTTGATCGACAACATGCAATTGGATTAATGGCTATTGAAAATTCTTATAACCAAGATCTATTAGATGAGCAGGAAAAGAAAGATCTAATAGGGGCTGTAGCCAAGTTCGTTGCAAACTGGACATTAGCAAGTAAATAAGGATAGCGTATGATAAGTAAACAATTTAAATTATATAAAGCTTTCGACCCATTTTTTAAAGCTGCAAGTAGCTTTATTGATCCTAAGTGGGGAACTTTTGCAAACGTTGCGAAAAAAACTCTTTTAGATAATGAAAAAAAAGAAGAGGAAAAGTTAACAACTAAAGGATTTTTACAGAAGTATGGTGTTGATTCTGAGGACTATGACGATTTAAAATGGCGAAGAACTTCCAGTATGAAAAACGTATCACAGTGGAGATGGACAGACGCTAGGTTAGAAAACGCAATTAGAAAATTGACTGCAACAACAAACAATGCACATTTTACAAGGATGTTGCAAAAGCAATCTAGACCTGTACCTTCTATTTCACGTAAAGGTGTAAGAACTAGCATCCCATCAACTAAAACTAAATTCGGATAATAAAATGGCAGTACCAACAAGTACAGAAAAAGGACAAGATGTAGACATGCTTGCATTACCCCCTGCAGGTGTATCACTTACTCAAGATAATTCAAAATTTCCTTGGGGTAATCCTCCAAAAGAAACTGACCCAGATAAAGTTCTAACCAGTTCTTTAGATTCTTTAGATAACACTGCTAACAAAGAAAACATGTTAAAACTTCTTTTAGCTGGAGTATCTGTAGAAACATTGGTAGAAGGGTGGGTATACTCTGGGTTTGAATCAGGGGAACACTCTTTAGATACAGGGTTACTTCTTAAAGCACCTATTGCAACATACATTGCTAGTATTGCAGAAGAAGAAGGAATACCTTACAGATTATTTGAAGATGATGCTGTGTTTGAAGAAGATGAAATCCCAGATGAAACTGTATTGAAATTAATGAAAAAGAATAATCCTAATATGTATAATTACTTTAATGAGCAAGTTAATAAAGTAATACGTATGGGGGGAGTAGAACAGATAGAAAAAGATATGGAAGAAGCTAAACCTCAAAGCTTTTTACTATCTGAAAAACCAGTAGCACAGGGAGAGCAAGTATAATGGGGGGTTATCTTATATCATTTGCAAAAGATTTGTTAACTGAGTATAACACTCGTTATGATGAAGGGCGACAAGCACACGCACAAACAAGTGCTAAACGAGCAGAAGCTATAAATGCAGCAATGGCAAAAAAACAAGACTTAATAAATGATATTACTAAAACTATGATTACTTCTGAAAATCCTTATGTAAATACTGACGGTGTTTCTTTTCCAGAATATGTTGCCAATTTAGGGGGAATAGCAAAGTTTTATGAGACTAACCCAAATGAAGTTTTTAATTCGTTAATGACGTTTTCTCAACAAACACCTGAAGGTGAGCCAAAAATAGATCCTAAAAGGGAAAAGATGTTAGAAATCATACAAAATATAAATAACCAAATATCAGGGGAAAAAGTTTCTCACTATGAAATGCCAATTGCAGGTTTACCAGAAGATTTTGACACTACAGGTCTTGAAGGGGATACAATTAGATTTGGTCAATTGAAAGCAAGTCCGTGGTTTACGAAAAACGTAAAAGAAAATTATAATCTTGTTTCAAATTTAGCGTTGCAGTTTAGTGCTGTTAACGCTGAAGATCCTAAAGATGATGAAAATAAAGATAATAAAGAACAGACTTTAATAGAATTAAATAATGGTACACCTATTACTTTTTACAGTGATCCTGCTAAATCAGGTTCTAAAGATCAATATAACACATTAGCAAACATTGCTGGAGCATTAATTAAGAATAAAAAAGAAAAAGATTTACTTCTTCCACAAAATGTAGCCAGTATAGGTGAACAATTAAATAGTTTTCATAGTAAGCTTATGGGAGCATTGACTATTGAAGCAGGAGAAACAACTATTGAAGTGCCAGAACTACGATTTAATGATTTGGCAGCTCAATTAACAGATGCTGGTCTTAGTGTGTATGCCGATATGCTTACTGATCTTGATAATAAAACTGTTATTAAAATTAGTGAACACAACATTAATGTTAATAAACCTAAAGATGAAAAAATAAAAATAGAAAATATAGATCAAATTATTAAAACCGTAGATACTGATGGAAACGAATATGATAGTTATATTCCTCCTGAACTTGAAGCAGAGTATGCACCTCTTGCAAAAACTTTAGGGTATGATACTGTAAAAGCAATGTATATAGCAAATGGTAGCCCATATGATCCTAACAATGAGATATTAAGTTTAACAAATCTAATTGTACAGCATCCGGGATTTCTGGTTCAAAATGATTTAGGTCAAGTAGTCAGTGTATTTAAAAATGAATCATATCATGGAATATCTTCAGATTTACAAAAAAATCTTGGAGCAATGCTTGCAATAGCAAATGGATCAACTGAAAATAAAATTCTTGCATTGCAAGTAGCCATAAATGATAACACAAAAAAATCAAGTTCAGGAACTAAAGTTCAAGAAACAAAAAAATTACCACTACCTCAATCCGTTATAGACACCATTAACGACAAGACAGGAGATAAAGGTTTAGCTGAATTAAAAGATAAAATACGATTAGGCAATGAACTAGAATCATTATTAACTCAGTTTAGTATGAGTGTTGTAGGGGGTGAAACGAGAAGTGGCTTTGCAGGTGATGTAGAAAAATGGATTGAAAATGTAGTTGGTGAACAGGGTCAGCTTGAAATGTTAATGGAGTATTTTACAGGAACAAATACAAACGTTGATCCAAATATAATTTTTTCGGAAGATTTTCATGGAGATGAAGGTGCATCTGGATTAAGATACATTGAAGCTTATATAAAACGACATGATAGTGTAAGTGCTGCTTATGGTAAACAGGCAGCCTTACGCATATTCATTGCATATAAGATGGCTAAATACTTTGACCCATCAGGAAGAGTTTCCGATAGAGATTTACAAAATCAGCTAGATGCCTTTGCAGGAACAGCATTAAGTAGTAGGTTGACAGTTGCAGGTCAATCAGAAGTTGCTTTAAAAAGGGTTGTTGCTGAGTTAGAATTGTTAAAATCTTTAGATTATGACAAGGATAAAATCACACCTAAAACAATTAAACGACTAGAAGCAGGGAGTATATACTTTGGCATAGTTGGAACTAAAGAAAACATGTTAGCCCAACGTGTTAGAGGGTGGGAGTATGACAAAGAACAATACGATTTAAAACCTGTTGTTACAGACAACAAGCAGATGTACCATGAAAATAAGCCAGTATATAAAGTGTTTCAAAAAATTACAACAATTGATAAAGATGGTAAAGTAAAACCTTACGCTACTTTCGGTCAATATGGGGGGTTATATGTTACGCAAGATAACAGTGGAGAATGGAAACCTTTAGATATACGAAATACACCTACTACTTTAAAAGACGTAAAAAAAGATGGTGCAGGGCAGTCAGGTAAAAGCGTTCTTCCTACAAATCAAAAGCATGATGGTAAAGATATATTTGAGGTAGATACTGGAGATGGACTAATTCATGTGTATGGGAGTAGTGTTGCAGACCTTGAGAAAATAACTGATTACACTGGTTCAATAGTTCCTGATAATATTTTAAAAGACCTTGGACTAACAGAATAGAAAGACATATAAAGTATGGCACAAAACACAGGCAATTTTATTACTGATCTTGTAAATTCACCTGCAGGAAAAATGGTGTTTAACATCCCATCAAAAATTGCAGAAACTTCTACAGGAGTGGCTAAATCTGTATTTAATCCTAGTCCTATGCAGGATGCATTTATAGGGATGCCCGGATCAGGTACATCTGCTGAAGCTATTACGCAGGATATAAAAGAAAGAGAAACATTTGCTCCACCTCCTAACAGTTATGAAATTTTAAGATCCAATAAGTCATTAAAAGAGTTAATGCCAAACGTAGATACATCAAATATATTGGATGATCAACTTAAATCAGCTAGATCCTACTATACATTACGACAAAGAAAAGACGATTACGACTATATAAAGCAAAACAAACCAGAGCAATACAAAATGATGCGTAATGCTTATGGGGCTGTGCTTAACACATTAGCTGCTCAAACTCAAGTAGCTGAAAGAGAAGTACCTAAAGTAGGAATCCCTAACTGGAACAGTACCTCAGGCACATTAGATACTCAAGAAAAGTTTTTATTCTGGACAAGACCTGAAGCAAGGTTAGCTATAAACAGAAGTAACTTTGATAACCACATAATATCTATTGATAATGGTAGACTTGAAAACAATGTAGAATTACGAAAAATTCTAAGAGATGGTTTTGCAACAGGTAACATGTTCTTAGAGTTAAAAGAAAGAACTGCTCAAGTAGGTAGAGGATTGTTATCTGCAGGAACATTAGTTCTTCAAAATGCTGCTGATTTTAGCATGTCTATGCATGAAAATGGTTACGATCTTTTTGGTGCAGGTTGGACAGCTTATAGAGAAAAAGCACCAGCAAGAACACAAAGTAGAAAATTATTTTTAGAACAGATGGCACAGGATGGTTGGGTTTCTGGTCAAACCGAAGCTTTTAATGAGTGGGTAAAAGAACAATACTTAAAAAAAGGAAATAGCTTAGAAGATTACGAAGCTAATATGGAAGACTTGATTCTTACTCCTGATCATGTAAAGAGTATTTATGATTATTCTTTTGGTGAATTAAATGCGGCTGAAAGTGCGGCAGTATTTTTAGCTGAAAATGTAGGTACAAGTTTAGGCTTTGGTGCTACTATTAGAGGTGGTCGTTTTATAACCAGTTTGGTTAACCATAACCAAAACCCTATAGCTTACCAAGTACGCATGGAAACTCTTAAAAACGTGTACACCAGAGATGGTATACAACCTTTTCTGTATTCTACTGCTGTTGATTTTGTAGAACAAAAGGTAAAAGCTGTAGGTAGAAATAATAAACTTGCTAAATTCTTTTGGAATTTTACTTTGCCATCTACACGATTAACTGGAAGGGCTGCTCAAGGTCGTGAAGCTGTAAAGGCTGTTGAAGAATTACCTCAGTTTAAACCATACGCAGATAGACTAGACGAAGCTAGAAAAGCTAAACTTAAATTAGATGCTACAAAAAATCCAACAGAGTTTCAAAAAAGAGTAGTTGAACAAGAACTTAGAAGTGCTGAAAACAGCTACACACTTGCAGTAATGAAATACAACATGAAAGGGTTGAGGTTTGGCAAAGCACTTGGTGGGTATTCAAGTAATGAAATAAAAAAGATATTTGGAGAAGAAATGCTTCCTGCCATAATACAAAATCTGGTGTATGAAGGTGTATACAGAGGAACAGGGAATACTTATGAAAGCCAAGATTTTGCTGATCTTACAGCCGCAGGGGCAAACGTTTTTGCAGCTTTATCCCAAAATGGTGTGCCGGGATTTGCGGCAATTGGGATGCTCACTAGAAAAGCTACAGGGTGGGTTACAAAACCTTTTCTTGAAGACCCTGCTTTTGCGTTAGCTAAATGGTTAAATGGATCAAGGTTAGTTCAATCCATAGGTGGTCCATCTCCTTTATTGCGTGGAGATATAATGGATCTTAGAATAAGAAAATCAGACACTTTTAATATTGGTAGTTTTCCTAATAAAGCTATAGACGAAAATACTGGACTTACATATGAGTGGAGAAAACCAACAAGAGAAGATTATGTTACACTAAAAAGACAACGAGAATGGTACGGTAGACTAAATATTGAAACTCAAGATTTAATATATCAAAATGCCCAAGAAATGAATAAAGCTATTGAAGATGCAGTAAGCTTTATAAAAGATCCTGCAGAAAGAGCAAAACTTACTGCAGATCTAGAATTATCATTTGGGCATACCAGCCAAATTATATTCTTTGAAGCTAAAGCACAACAAACTGCAACTCATCTGGTTAACAGAGATATAGAAAGAATAACCCCAGATTTTAATAAAGCTGTAGAGTATTTTCTAAGTGGTGAAAAGATGCTTGCTTCTCAAGAGCGACTTATGAAATCGATTGAAGATACAATCGCAAGAAATAAAAAAGATTTAAGTGCAGGGGAATTATTAACTGCAGAAAGTATCATCACTATGCGAGTGACTGCACTTGCTCAACAAAAGAAAATTTTTGATCAACAAAAAAATATACTAAAAAATATACACAACCAACTTACTGAAGCTATGAATAACCCTGATGAGTATATGCGAATGACTCCAGAAGAACGAAGCGATACCATTGATTCGTTATATGATTCATACTCTGCATTACATGGAGTTAGAAATCAAACTTTTGAAGAAGGGTTAGCTATGTTAAAAGAAACAAGTATGTCACATCTAAATGACGCTGACATCGTTTTTAATGAAGCAATGGTGGGTATAGAAAACAGTATAAGTAATATACAGGGATTAATAAATGGTTCTAGAGTAGGAAGAGATGAAGCTATAACAGTTATATCTGATTCTGTAAAGATGATGCAGCATAAGTTTAAGATAGATGATAAAGCTATATATAAAGATATGGCAAAATTTGGAAAGGTTGATGGGGTTACTTTACTAGATGATATACTAAGTTTAGAAAAAGTTAATGACACTTCACTTGCAAAATTTACAATGCAAGGACAGTTTGAAGGTTTTCATGGTGTAAATTTTCAGAAACATATGGAACAAGGTGCGTCTGATGCGTTACTGGTAGCTATGAGAAAACGTGTTAATCCTGAAGGAATAGATGAGTTTGGGTTGCCTTACCAAAAATCAGAATTGCAAATAGATCAGGAAGCTACTGCCTTACTTGATCAAGCAAAAGAGCATTTTAGAAAAGATTTGATGGTTGAGTATGAACTTAGTGATGCAGATTTTGCACAGGGAAGAGTAAAAGATATACACCTGTATGACTATGTACGAAAAAATATAGATCTAAGTTCATTTGATGGATCAGCTATAAAAATTGAAGAAGTTCCCATGACTTTTGAAAGCATGGAATACATGCGTAGATATTTACAGGATAGAGCCAGCCAACTAAAAAAGGCAAATGATCCTAGACATTTAAATTACACTAGAAAAGCTAATGAACTTGATGACCAGTTGTTAAACTCTAAAGAAGCACAAAGAGAATTTACGCTTAGTGATGGAACAGTAACAACTATAGGTAAAGAGATACGAATAATGCGATTAAGGCATGAAATTGAAATTGCTGGTCGTAAAGAAAAAGGAACATTTTTTGGAAACTATAGTGCAGAAGTTCTTTCTCCCCAATTTAAAGACAGACCTATGGTTGCAGGAGGAAAGCGATTTAAGGGTGGATTAAAAAGAGGGGAAGCAAAAATTCTTCAAACTGCAGGAGGGCATGATTGGCTACTATCCATATTTTCTAAAAATGAAGGAGATAGAGCCGATGGAGCAAAAAGATTTGCCGAAGGAATTGCAATAGAATTTGGAGAAGCAGTATACCCACCTCAATACGTTGACAAAGCAACTGGTGGTTTAAGACGAGACATTGATTACGATGAAGTAATTGGCAAAACAGTAGATGGTCAAGACATAACTGTTGCAGACGATATACGGAAAAACACAACCTACAGGATAAACCCAAACACACCTCAAGGACAACAAGCCATTACAAAAGCTAGAATTATGGCAAAACTTATGTTAACAGAATTAGGGTTATATAAAAAAGCATTTGCTAGAATAGAAGGTACATTAGGTGATCCTGATAAATTTTTTGGTAACTCCGTTTTTAGTCAAGGAAATGCTGGCAGGTTAAGTTCTTTGGATAGTGGAACAGATGGAATGTTAACTGGCAGTAGCAGATTTGATGATATTGAAGGAACTGCTTTATATGTACGTATTCAAGAAGCTTTAATGATAGATGTAGATAGTTCTTTTGTTGGTAGAACACCTGAATTTGGAGAAATTGATCCTATAAGTGAAGGATTGTTAAAAGGTGAAAGGATGAGTGGAGAAGGAGTAGATAGAATATCCCTTATAAATCTAGATGATTTTATTAAAGTTGAAACTAACTTTGACGACATTCTTAAACAAAACGTTAAAGCTAAAGAAGAATACAATGAAATAGTAACAAGTTGGAATAATACTGCTGAGAATATGGTTGATGAAATTTCAACTAATTTAAAACAAGAAGACGAAATAAGAAACGGTATATTTACACATTTTAATGCAGAGAATGGTCCAAAATTAATACAAAGATTTATATCAGATATACCTGAGGGAGAACTTAGAAATGTATCAAGACCACAAATGGTACAACATTGGAAAGAACAAATCCAAATATATAAACAGGCTAACCCTAATGTAGATCCAGAATCTATAGATAAAGTATGGGCATCTATGCTATTGGATGGAATAAAAAAAGCAGGTGATCCTCAAGATGTAAAATTAGCTGGAGGTTCAAATCAAGTTTTGGGAAAACCTCAATTTGCTCTTGCATTGATAGAGAAAGATGTAGTTAAAGAAATGTTTGAAGCTGTTGGAGTTGATGAAAAACATTACAAAGCTATACGTGGAATACTTGCCCATATGACAGTTGTAGATCATTACAGAAATATAGGTACAGCTTCAGCAGGAGCAATGCCTAAAAAGGGATACACAGATGAAGGTCTTATGTCCAGAGCATTTAACTACGCAAGAGGAATGGTAGGTGGACATTACTTAGCTGTTGAAGCAGGATTTAAAGTTATGCGACAACATGACATGGGAATGTTGGATTGGATGTTGAATGACAAACAGGCAGCTAAATACTTATTCGGCACTCTTGAAGGAAAAGAAAAAGTAAATCAATTTACTGCCAATACTTTTTTTGATAGGATGGGAAGTTGGATAGTAAGAAACTTGGTTGCAAGAGATGAAAGAATACAAGAATTTATTTATGACCCAACAAAAGAACTTATAGTAGGAAAAGAAAAAGAAGAAGAAGGAGAAGAGTAACAATGAAAATCTACAGTGGACCACAACCAAGAAAAGTCATGCATATGGGTGGCGAGTTGCAAACCGATATGTCTGCACCATTAAAAAAATCACCATTCGCAATGTCGGCAGCAGAAAAACAGATGAAGCCAACAAATATGCCTAAAATGATGCGATATGGTGGAAAAGCTAAAAAAAGTAAGTCTTACTAAAAAAAAGTCTTCATATAAACACGCTGAAGGGGGTGAAACGATAGTCTCTGGTATGATTGTACCTGAGAAATTGCTTCACCCCCTCTAGCATTGCTGTACAACTACTGTTTAGGTTTGTCCGATTTTAACTGGTCAAGTTGCCTTTTTAGCTGTACATTCTCGTTCATAAGTCCAGTAAATATATTTAACAGGATAGATTTTTCTTCAGAGCCAATAATCATGGCTTTGACCTGTTCAAATGTCATTCCGGGCTGTACTTCTTTTGCTTCTTCTTCAGCCATACTCACCTCAATGTGTATATATTGTTGATCGATTTAACATCTCATCTCCTGTTGTTTTTAAATAACGAACCAGAGATGCTAATTTAAATGTGCCTTCATATTCTGGAAGACCATTTTCCATAACCCTAATTAATTCTTCTGGGTTTACAGATTCCATTCTTATATCAACCTTACCGTCTTGGTTGAGATAAGCTTTAAATGAAAATAATTCTGCTAACTGAGTCTTAGGCATTAACGTATTCTTCCCAAGAAATTAATTCTTTTTGTAATGCCATAAACACTGGTGTCCTAAACATAAAGTGATCACCGTATCTTTTAGATGATATAAAATCTTTAGATTCCATCACACCTTTAAAATCATAACTTCCTTCCTGCCCAACCATCAAAGCGTATACATCTACATGTGGATTGTTTTTTCTAGCAATCAACCTTCCACCTAAATGTTTTGTAGATTTTACATCAAATACTTTTCCGTTTACTTTAGCATCCCCACCATCTGTGCCTTTACGTTTAGACGATATTCCAAAGGTAAACACATTTTCTGGGTATACTCCTGTAATTTTGCAGAAAGCTAATTCAGACATAGCACCTTCTATATCTGGTTCTAACTCTGTCATCTTATCCGTTTGCCTGTCATCAAACACACCTTTGTCTCTATTCATGTTATGACGTTTCTTAGCTATCATCATTCCAACTTCTTTTTCAAAATCGTTTAGTTCTACTTTCATACTGTTTCTCCGATGTCTACTACTTCACATACTCCTGCACTACAGGCTAATTCTCTGTTGCCAGAAGTAGTGTCTTCTTTTTCATACTCCGAAAGTTTGTTAAAGTCAATAGTATTCGGTGCATTAAGTAGAGATTTTTCATACTCCTCTTCTGCACAATCTTGATAAGGTGCTTGCTGATACACATGATCATCATAAGGTAAAAAGGATATACCAGATATAATATCAAAGTTTCTGTATACCCATGCTCCTACTTCCATCCATTCCTCTTCTCTGACAGTTACAGTTATAGATGGTTTATGTTCACACCACTTATCAGCGTATATCTTCCATAGAGTTAACTGTTGCAACGCTGACATATCTTTTCGTGTAACTGCTCCTTTAGGTGATTTCATAGGAAATGAAAACACAGAAGTATATTCTGGCTTCATTACATCTGGTTCGTTGAAAACTCCTTGATCTTTCATAAGTTTTGTAAGAGGGTCATTGTTATCTGCTCTTACCGTTCTTATATAATAGTTACTATGTCTAGCATGTATTCCACTGGCAGAATCAGTAAGTTGCGACACAGTACCTGAGGGTTTTACACAGGTTATTGCTGCACTCTGAGGGATACCCAGTAGTGACGCAAACTCTTGATTTGTACGGATGGCTTCCTCTTTTAATTTTTCTAGCCATTTTCCAGACTCTTCTGTTTTTGATAAAACGGAGTGATCCATTATACCAGTTAATGATACACCCAATAATCTTTCTTCCTCTGTGTTTTGTGTCCATATCTTCCTCAAGTATTTAAAGTTGGTTAATGTTGATTGAAACGTACCCAATATGGTTGCCATACGTACTTTACGTTTTAACTCCAGTAATGTATCTCCACTACGCACAACCACCTCAGATAAGTTGCAAAATTGATAGGGTCTTAGTATTATTTCAGAACAGGGATTAGTACCCCACACATGCCCTGTCTCTCTTCTTCCGTTTTTAGCCACCTGCCGATCAGATGCTTCACGATTAAATATTCCACGTTCACCAGACTTGGATTCATACAGTGACACCCACTCACGCATAAATGTACCCATCTCTGGCTTGTCCTTATAAGATACACTGTTGTTGGCTAAAGCACGTTGCCCTTCCGTTTCCCACCAGTTACCAGACTTAGCGTGTCGCATTTGATCATCACCTAGATTAGACAGGCTGATAAGGGCAGATCTTCTAACTCCACCTACCACAACTACTTGACCAACCTTACACATAAGGTCATGGCACTCTACAGGATACAGCCTTCTTCCTTTAGCCTTGTTAAAAACACTCACAGTAAAATCAAACAGTTCCACTAAAGGTTCAGCACCAGATGCCCTACCACCCATAGTCTTTAGCTTTGCACCTGCAGGTCTAACCTGTGACACATCCCAACTAGGAATTTGCCCAGAATAAAGTAATGCAACCAGTTCCTTATAAGCTTTTGCCCATCCTAATCGGCTATCGGCAACCGTTATAATCGTATCACTTTGATGGAAATTTTCAGCAACAACAGGTAGCTTATCTACATGTTCTCTCTCTACAGAAAACCCTACACCTGTACCACACATCAATATATACATTGACTCATCAAATGCTCTTGGATGATCCACAGGAATATAGCTACAGTTATACCCACATATGTTATCTTTATGCAACGCTTCTCCTGCTGTCATCATTGCTCTCATAGATGGCATAACTTTTAAATCAATTATACTATTATATAACTGATCATACAGACTACCTATACTATCAATTCCATGATTCTTCTGTAAGTGGTTGCACATATAATCGAGATAACGTGTTACAGTTTCATCCCAAGATTCTCGCCTGTTGGCATCTTCTATCCATCTGGCATAACGAGACTTATGTATAAAGTCTTGATACGGTGTGGGTAAATTTTTCATTTTCCTTTTCTATCCTCTTTCATTTTGTATAGTCGTCAACCACTTTAATCTCTATAAGTTTATTCAAATACCATTCTGCTTTCTTCAAATCCTCTACAGGCTTGCCCTTATACCTGTATCTCCAAAGGTATTTTAAAATTACTCCTTGAAGATAAAATTCATACCCCTCTCTTGTAGATGCACGGATAGCATCAATACATTCTATATCGTCTACCTTATAATGTGGTGGATGATTCACCATATCTTCTGTCATTGCTTTTCTCCAAAATCTACTTTAATAATATTATCTTTGCTAGTATGCTTCAGTTTAACTTCACGTTCTAAACCTTTACGCATCTCTATTCTTGATGCACCTAAAGCTATCACACGATCAAAGTGTGTGTCAAGCATTTCTAACAATCCTTCCTGTGCAACAGATGCTGCACAAGGTAAATCATCTGGATTATCCACTTTAGTTGTATCATAAGCAGATAAAGTAAACTGTTCCTCATCAACCTTTTCTAATATTATATAGTATCTGTTAGGCAACAGGGTAAATCGTTCTATTGCA